AGATAACTATAAAGTCCTCCGTGCATCCAAATAGTTTCTGGTATGTTTCCTACATTTGGATTTCTACCAAACTTATGTATTGCACTATACCCATCAACGAGTCCACCTGCGATAGGAATATTCGATGCAATTCCAAACGAATTGATAAGATTACCATCTTTATCCGATAGCATAAATGCTTCAAATAAAGTTTTATTATCTTGTAAATAAGCTTGGTTGTTTTTATTCCAAATTGCCATTATGGTGTTCCTTGAGTAAATCTATAGTCGTAAAAGTCTTTATTAATTTCACCATTTACCAGAGTTTTTCCTGGCTTCCTGCATTTAATATAAGTTTGAGTTGTGTGACCACCTGAGTTAGGTACTGTAAATGTTCTGACACCCGCGGAGACCGTTCCTGGAGAGTCAACATAGGTATCAGCAGCGGTTGCTGTATTTTCATATTCCCATGTTCCATTACTTCCTGGTACTGTTACGAATGCCATTATTTTTGCCACCCTTTAATATATTCAGGACTGAAGTTTGCTTTACTAAATTCAAGTCGGTCAACAATCTTTAATGCATTTGTTCCGTATTGGTCAATCGCAACAAATCCTTCTTGACCTGTCACCTCAAATCCTTTATTTGTTTTAAGCAGAGTACGAATACCTTGAACTTTATTTAATTTATTTATAATCACACCTTTAATATCAACAAGTTTATCATATAGTGTAAATATCTCTTCAATCTTTCTCAGATTTGATTTTGAAAAGATTGCTAAAGTTGCTGCCGCTTTATCCATTTGTGTTTTCTTACCAGCAGGTGTCTTTCTTGCGTCAGCTTGTTTTCTATAGTAATCTTGTATGTATTTCTGAAGTCCTGCTACGAAAGGTTTAATTGCACCTACACGTTGTCCTTCTCTTACTTTTGAATTAATGTATGTATTTACTTTTTGATTTAAATCTTCGTTATTACTAAACTCGTTTAAAATTTTTGCGTCTATCTTTCTGAATAATCTACCTGCTTCAGATAGCATATCCGTAATATCTTTGTTCTCTTCTTTTGTAAATGTTGCTGAACCTGATATATCTTTAAATGTTGCGTCTACGTGCCATACTGTTTTAACTTCTTTGAGTTTTGATGAGATCGCCTGACCAAAACTTGCAGACATTGAGTCAAGAGTTGGTCCTCCGTATGTTGTATGCCAGACCACACCGATTTCTGATTCTGATATTTTTTTACCGAGGTCTGATGATTTAGGTACCGCGTAAACAATGGTATTAGGATGGAAAGTAACATGCGGTTCTCCATCAATATTTTCTGTTTTAAGATCGCTTTTTGAATATAAGAAATCACCTTGTACTACTCCTTCAATTCCTATCTTGGCAAGTTCACTTAATGCAATTTTAAATTTAGCATTGAGGTCACCTGATAGGTCATTATCTATTTCTGCGTTTGTTTTATATAGTTTTGGAGTTTTATTAAATACTCCTTTCTTTGCGACAAAGAATTTTCCATCACTTGGGTCTTTACCAGCAAAGATCGCAGGAGCACCGTCCCACTTTGTTGTTAAACTAACAGGAGCTGCAGTGTTTCCTGAAAGCATATCGCGAATATTGCGAATATAGTTAATTACGTTTCTTGTTCCTGTCACACCACCATCAATAACGGCATCCTCAAGATGAGTCATATGTAGATTCTGCGCAGCTTCCGCTATGTATTGATTATACGACTTCATTTACGATCCTTTAACCTTGAATAACCTTTATGTCTAAAATCTTTTTCAACTCTTTTATGAACCATAGCAGCAACATCATCTAAATCTTTAAGATTACTTCCTCTCTTTAAATCTTTTTCCAATTTCTTTTTTAAATCGGAAAGCAATGAATCTAAGACAGCAGAGTCAGGAGCAGCTAATGTTGACTCAACCATTGAAGGTTTAAAAGAATTAATCCATTTAACTGCCTTTGGATTTGTTACTGGTTTATCAGCAAATGCCTTACCCCATTTATAACCTTGCTGCGCTACGTTTGTCAATTGTGTTCCATCAGAGTTATCAAGGATTAACATATTGTTTTTAAAGAATCCTTGGAATCGACCGATGTTCTTTTGAACTGCTTTCCATAATGTGACAACAGTTGTAGTTGGCAATGATCTTTGTCTCTCGTCATTGCGCTTAATTGCTGTATCTAAATCTGTGTTTACAAAAATCATTGCTACATCATAACCTAATGCTTTTAAATTCATTGCTTGATTTCTGATTTTCTCTTCGTCTTTACCAGTTCCGTCAATGACTAAACCTAATCGACCTTCAATATATCTTTCAAATTGAATACCAGTTAATCGTTTTGCTTTATCTCTTATTGCTTGTCCTTGAGCAGAAAAGATTGTTTCAGGGTCCATTGTCAATCCTGCTTTCTCCATTGCTCTTTCAAATGCAATGTCAGAATTTACAATTTTAAATCCATGAGTAGCCAATGATGTTTGACCAACCATAAAAGATTTACCTGAACCTGGTCCACCTGCTAAAAAGATTGCTTTAAAGATCGCAGGATCATTTGGTCCTTCGTTTACAAAATCTTTATACTGCTTCATAGTGTTACCTCACCAGGAATGTTAGAAGCAAACGCAATATCTAATCCTAGGAACTTCATTAAACTACTAAACATCTTTTTACCTAGAGAAGCAATCTTTTTCAATATACCAGACACTTTCTTTATAACAGCTTTAATTGCATTGTTTACTTTGTCAATTAATACTTTACCTATTGACTTTGCCTTGCTTGCGGCTCTTTTTAACATATCTAAAGGTCCTTCTGCAAGAAAGTCTTCAGTTAATAATCCATCAACCTGAGACAGTTCTTCCATTACTAAACCATGAAATGTTTGAACCTCTTCTTTAATTGAAAGACGGAATGCAGAGTAAGCAGGACTTGCTCCACCACCTTTCTTAAATGCTACATAAGGTTTAACTGACTGAGAATATTTTACAATAATAGGATCGTGAATTGTATTGATTGGTTCTAATACAACTGTACCTGAAGGGTCAAACTTACCTAATAAATTAGCTGCAGCTTTAGAATTAGGAGAACCAAATTTTTGATTACCTGTACTTGCTTCTAATACAACATATTTAGAAAACATTGTATTTGCTTCGGTGTTTGAATTGATATAACTTTCCAACATAGCAGATAATTCTTTATTACCTTTATCTTTTTTCTCAAAGTCAATAACTGCATCGTTCTTTTCACCGGCCTTTGAAGATTTGCTCAATGCCGTAACTGATTCTTTTGAAATTAGAACAGTCATATTCTCTTCCATTGTGGAAACCAAATCTTGAGCAAACTTTTTCTCATTACCCATTTCAGCAAGGGCAGCTTTAACAATTGCGATTGCTTCTTTCTTTTCGGCTGAAGCTAATTGAGAACCACCTGCTTTCTTTAATGAAATCTTTTCGTTGAAGTCAGAAGATGCAATATCCGTCTTTGGAGTTTTATTCCTTGCGCCAGATTCTTTCCATATAGGACCAAGACTTACTGAACCAATACCACGACCAGTTTGAACTAACTGTTTGGCAGATAAACCTTTCTTAAAGTTTTCGGCAATTGTAAATGATTGTTCTGAGTACTTATCCCAATATTTCATTGCGACTTCTTCTGTCGCAGGATCTGTACTTACACCATTTAATTTATTATAAGCAAATACAATAAGGTCTTCCCACTCTGCACCAGAAGGAATACCTCCTCCTTCTTTATAATGAGTGAAGGCAGATGACTTATAGCCTTGTCCGCCTTTTAATCGAATAACCTTTCCATCAGGTCCTTTAATAAATTTCTCAATTTCACCAGTTTCTTTACCTACTGAAACTTCGACTTTACCGCCTGATACTATTTCAAATACATCACCCTTAGTATAACCAAGTTTGCCTAGTTCAGCAAAGTCGGTACCTTTCCATACAACCTTATGACCAATTACATAGTCGGGTTTCATTAGAGAAGCTTCATTGATAGAAGCAAATGTTTTAAATCTGCGCATAAATAACCTGTGTTAAATCTAGTGTACTTTAGTTTATTTATACAGATAAGTCTATCTAAGTTCTACATCTCCAAAGACATTTTTACCAGGTTTACGTTTATTTAGCCTAAGGCCAATATCGGTCTTGTCAAATACAGGACCATCATCATAATTCTGTTTCTTTCCCGGCGATTGACCACCTCCAGGACCGTCAAGATTTATATTGCTCTGAGCCGATTCTTCCAACTCATAAATCTTCATCTTTGCTCTTTCGATACCAACTAGGAATCTTCGATAATAACTGATGTCTCCCCAACGATTCTTCAACTGTTTAATCATCAGTTGATTCATTTCGTCAAGGTATTCAGAACTAACAAGACCAAAGATTGCATCTGCCGTATGAGTAATACCCATAGATTCAGAAGTATTTGTTAAGTCAACATCAGAGTTACCATAAGCGTCTCTGTTATATTGAGAAGATGTAACGATTGCACAATTGTATTCCATTGCCAATCCACGAACTTCTTCTGCGATTGATTTAACTAAAGTATAACTGTTTGCCGCTGCTGCACCTTTAACTCGAGAGGAAGAACAAATATTCAGGTAATCTAAAAAGATAACATCAGGACTGAAGTTCTTTTTAAGTTTGAGTTCATTCAGCAAATGTCTGAAATGACCACTATGTGCAGAGCCTGTTGGAAATTCTTTAATAACCAACTTACCTGTTGTCTTTGTTTTGTAACGAGCCATTCTTTTTTCAAATACATCACGAGGTACTTCAGCAACTTCGTCCAAAGTAATATCCATAATGTTTGCGTCAATGCGACGGCCGATTTCTTCAGCAGCCATTTCCATTGTAATATACAGAACATTCTTTCCATACATCAAATGATTTGCTGCCATGTGACATTTAAGTAAAGACTTACCACCACCTGTTGTTGCCAACAAGACAGTCATAGATTTACGAGGTATGCCACCTTTTGTAATTTTGTTAAGGATGTCAATATCAAATGGAATCCTTTCTTCTTTGCGATGATAATGTTCATAACGATCGTCAACATCTTCAAGGAAATCATGACCTACTGATTGGTCAAAACTGATACCTAAACTATCAGATAGCAACCTTGGTATTTCACCTTTTCCTTGGTCAGTATTTTGTCCGTCAAGAATAAGGATTGACTTTCGGATACTATTATATAAATCTTTATCTTGACAAAACTTTTCCGTTTCATCAATTAAAAATTCTATATTGGTATCTTTATCAATAGTCATTTCACTAACTAATTGATGAACACCTTGATATGTATCTTCAGTCAGATCCTTTCTTTTATCAACAGCAATCTTTAAAGCTTCAAGAGAAGGCGGCTCCTTGTACTTTTCTAGGTACTCGGAAGCCGTCTCAAATACTTTACGAAGAACGGTATCATCAAAGTAATCTTCTTTAAGATAAGGATATACCTTTCGGCAATAGTCCTCATTCAGAATCAGATTCGATAGTATCGTCTTCTCGAGCATCATTTCCCTCCACATTAGTCAGCTTGTACTTTCTTTCAACAAATTTATTAAATGAATCGTTTTGGATTAGGTCTTGGAAGAAACTATCATCTTCTTCAATATCCTTTCCTCTACGTTTCGGTTCAATAATTTCACCAGTTTCAAGGTCAGTCAAATTATACCATCCTTGTGTTGCCTTTGTAATATGACCGGATTCAATCGCAAGATCCATTAAGGAACTCCACTTTTGAATACCTGAATCATATAATACTTTAAACGGCAGCTTTGCTTTTTCTTTTACGTATCTTGACTTTTCAATATTGATAGTAAATTTCCAACCTGCTAGGTCAGTACCATCTTTCTCTTGGGCCTTAGATATAATAAAGATTTGATTCGCAGAATAGTAAATACCTGTACCACCTGAAATAATGTTCTTAGGAAATAACCCAATCTCTTTATATGTATGGTTAACTGCGATACAAGGAATATCCTTTGTAGTCAGTTTAGGTGTAATGATTCTGAACAATGACTTGAGTGCTTTTGCTCTCGACATATCCGCTACTGATTTTTCATTCATAGCATCCTCAACTTCTTTCTTCGAAGCAAGGTTACCGATTGAGTCAATCATTAGGAATACATTGTCACCTTTCGATACTTCGTCCAATCTTTTTGTAATATCAAACTTTAGTTGTTCAACATCTTCAATTGGAATGTGAAGTACTCTTGTTGTATCAATATCAAAAGATTCTAAATACTCAGGTGTAATACCATATTCAGAATCGTATAACAAAGCAACACCTTTCGGGTACTTTTTCAAATAAGCCTTCATACAATATAAGCCGAGCAAAGTTTTGAAACTTTTTGATTCTCCTGCTACAACTGTAAGACCTGGGATAAGACCACCTTTCAACGAACCACTAAATGCAATATTTACAATAGGTAGTTCTGTTTGAATAGGATCCTTATCTTTAAAGAAAGCAGAATCAGATAGAGCAGATGCCTGCTTTATTGACCCAGCTTTTAACATTTTATCGAGTAAACTCATTTTATTCTCCACTTAAAATTTGATGTAACTTATCGGCAAACGCATCAAGTTTCTCATATCGGTTTGGCCAATATATGTAATCCTTTTCTGGGTTAGCTTTTAAGTTGTTCAATAACGGTACGACCGCATCATATAGTAATTGAGCCTTAGCAGCGTTCTGTTCAGCAGAAGCAGATGTTGTTTCAACCTGTTCCTTTGCTTGTTGAACTACTTCCAATTCATCGGCGTCAACAGCAGTAAAACCAAAATCAAAATCAAGTATAGTGGTTTCTTTTTCTATAGACATATAATCTCCTTAAAAAAGGAGGGCACCGAAGTACCCTCCGTGCTGTTATTAACTACGTGCCAATTCCTTAAAGATACTAAGGTCATCATCATCATCACTAGCGGTTGAGCCTACATTAGGTTCAGCCGTTGCCATTACTGGTTCAGCTGTATCGTTGGACATATCAGATAAATCCAATTCATCAGCAGTTTCAGTTACCGGTGCAGAAGCAGTCGGTTCATCATTTTGTAAATCAAGAACACGATAGAGTTTAGTTTTCAACTCGGAATATGACTTGAAGTTCTTTTCAGAAACAATTTCTTCGAGAGAATGTTGTTCTCCCCAAATTCTTTCCAACTCAGCATCGTCTTCAGACAATGGTGAAGCAGGGTCGAACTCAGACTTGTCATAGTTAGGATAACCTTCAAACTGTCTGATTTTGAGACGGAAGTTTGCTCCTTCCCATAGGTCAAACGGATTTACTGGATCCTCATCTTCAAAAGTTGGATTCATTAAATCATTCAACTTATCAAAGATTTTCTTACCGAATTGATAAAGGAATACTTTACCTTCGTTTTCAGGATTGCCTGAATCTTTAACGATATAGACATTAGCAGTATACTTGAGCCTGCGCTTTTGCTTACGTGCTTGGTCTTTATCAGATTCAACTCCACTATTCCACAGTTTAGAATTAAACTCAGAAACAGGATCATCCTGGTTCAATGTGGTTAGTGAATTTTCGATATACCATAAACCTGTAGGTCCTTGGAATCCATGATCCCACAACCTTACGAAAGGCATTTCTTCACCTTGAGGTGCAGGCAAGAAACGGATTACTGCGAATCCATTACCAGCTTTGTCTCTCGTTGGTTTCCAAAATTTTCCTGCGTTAGGGTCTTGGTATGATTTTGAAGATATCTTTTCAAGTTGAGAGTTCAACTTATCCAAGGTCTTCGTGCGATTCTTCTTCAGAGAAGAGAAGTCTGTTAGTGCCATAATTTTTCTCCTTATATAGCGTTATATAGCGTAGTATTAAATATCAAACCGTTCCTTGACCATTGTCTTAAAACGATTTGGTTCAAACTCCAAGAAAGGTTTATACTTTCTGGATTTGTCTATTATATCAAAACTAACATGTTTGTCAACTATTTTCTCACTCCAGTACGAAAATATATTCGCCATGAAAGCTAAAATAGTAAACGTCTCAAGACTAATCTTCTTTTGTAATAACAATGTCATCACAAGAGGATGTTGTCCATCGACTGATATAAAGTTTCGCTTGTATTCATCATTAAGATGAGCAAGCTCGGATTTGAAGACATAACCTAATGATTCTATCTTTTTCCTCCAATTCATATATCTGGCTTCGCCTTCGCTGTCAAGCAAATCGCGTACCCAGATGTTTTTATTTATTAAAAGATTACTTAAAATGAGTCCTTGAACATCATCTTTTTTCGCTAATTTTGCGAATGAATAGGCATCGTTTCGAGACATAAATGTTTCGTAATTTGCACGTACCTTTCCATTGTATTTAAAGTAATCGTAATTGTCCGTTGTAAAATGTTTTTTCAATGCTAAGAATTTAACATAAGCATTAAAACTATCATCACTTGCTAAAGTCTGTGATATCTTGTTCATCTTCCTTCTTCACCATCTTTAAAGTAACTGCCTCAGTCCGAATCTTTTCTTTCAAGATAGAACTCTTCTTTACGATTTGAGCAATTGTTTCTATTTCAATTCCATTCTTCTCGGAGAAGTCGACTAAGGCGTCAATATATGGAACTCCTTTTGAAATATGTTTGCTTATTTCGTGATGGATTTTATCGGGTGTTAGAGCTACAACGGACATATCAGTTTTTTCCTTTGAATTCTTTTTTGTCATGTATACCTTATATTATATACTAGTTAACTGCGTATGTCAATAGTTATTTTTGAAATGTATAATAAACCTGCTCAGCTGAAGTATTTCAACCGGACAAGTCTATTATAACAAAGTTTTACTTAGATGTCAATCTATTTATTAAGTTAACATGTGGACTTCGATTATGACCATTCATGAGATTTATTCTTTGACAAAAGTATAACACCAAAAGTGTCTATACTTCTTCAAATAAAACATTCTCTACATATTGATTCTTGCGTTCTTCAGGTACACCCATTGCGAGTATTGAAGAATGAAGCATCTTATTCATTTTCTGATTACGACAATATTTGTTCTGTGCTTCTTTTGTATTCAGACAATCTAATTTCTGATGAACAGGATTTCCCATCTCTGAACAATAAAAAGTAACTAAGTTCAAAGCCATCTGACAAAGTTGGTCTGTTTCTAATCCTTCTCTTATTGAACCTGCGCCTACAATATTTTCGGAAAAGATTTCTTTTGCCCAGTCAGGCATCTCTCTTGCTCTTGTCCAAGTTAGTTCTTCGGTTTCGTATTTAAACTTATCTAGGAATACATGACCTCGGTCGTGAAGTGGAGAGTAATCGCAAAAGCAACCTGATATCTTTTTAGGATTAGCAACAATATCTAAACCAAAGATAGGAAGGTCAACATCAAACTCAGGAAACACATTAATATGCATTAACCACAATTTGTTTTTACCTACAGGTTCAATTGTTTTTAAATGACATTTGCGAATAATGTCGTTTGACCAAAAGTGATCTTCCCAACCGTTTAAGTCTGCTGTGTGTTTAGGATTATCATAACGTTCCATATAGGAATCAAACACATTACAGATTTCCTCTGATAAATTTCTCAATCTATCAAAGAGAGGACTTTCAATTTTATTCATTGTCTTCCCAACCGCCCATCTGTCTTGCCATCGCATAATTTTCTGGTTCGTAATCTTCTGCGTTGTTTCGATAGTTTTCCATGAGCTCGTGGAATAACCTTTCTGCATATTCAAAACATATCATTGCTTCGTCAGCCATTCCATCATGTAATAATTCTCTTACTTGTTTAATCAACTCTGCTCTGTTTTCAAATTCATACATAAGACCTGCGCCGGGAACATTTCTTTTAATGATTTGACCACCGTGAGCATCTCCAAAGTGTCTTACATACAAATGAGCAAGTAATGCTTCGTTATCACCATCTTCGAGAAGTTTATGAATATGTTTATTATATTCTATAACGGATTCAAAGTTTTCTTCAACTTCTTCTAAATCGTAAGTAGATTGTAATTCTGATAAATCTTCTTCAATTAAAGTTGACCTAAAGATAGGTTCTAATTCCATCGGTACTTCAACCGCTGATTCCAATACCATATAATTTTGTAATTGGGCGTGTAAATATTCTTGGTAAAGTTTAGGACTGATATTCCCAGAAAGTAACATATCGGCAAATTCAGTTCTTTCTGCGTTATCGTGGTGTTGCCTTGTTAGTTCTTTTAAATTGTTTGCCATTTCGTTTCCTCATGATTTAATTCATTTTGTATATGAAAGTATTTATAAATAATTGCTGAACTCAATTGTATATATCTCAATGGGAGAACTTATGAAAAATAAAGTACAATTTGATGATGTAAAAAGTGAAGCTATTAAAAAAGCAGAAATGGCAAAAATTGCATATGAAGATGGTAAGGAAGCCAAACCATTATTCAAAGCATTAGGTTATACCGGTCATAAATTTATTGATAAAGACGGCGCACAAGCTCATTGTGTTTGGAATAAAGAAGAATTCGTTCTATGTTGCCGCGGTACTGAACCTACAGAACTCAACGACCTTAAAGCAGATTTAAATATTTGGCCTGATAAGGCTCAAGTTGGTGGTTGGGTACATAACGGTTTCCAAAACGAAGTTGACGATATCTGGGAAGACGTTATGAAAGAATTTGGAAAACATTCAGATAAAAAGATTTCAATTTGTGGACATTCATTAGGTGGAGCAATGGCAACAATTGCTGCTTCAAGATTAAAAGTACACAAACCTGTTCTATATACATTTGGATCACCAAGAGTTGGTAATGCCGAGTTTGTAAAGAACATGTCAAGTGTTGAACATTATCGTTTTGTTAATAACAATGATTTAGTTACAGTCATACCACCTTGGGTTATGGGTTACCGTCATCACGGTACAGTTATGTATTTTAACTATAACGGTATTATCAAGAACCTTGCTTGGTGGAGAAAGTTGAAAGATAAACTACGAGGTATTGTGACTTCGTGGATTAATCTAAAGCCTTTTGACGGCCTTGCAGACCACTCAATGGATAACTATACAAAATATACTAAGGACAACTAATGGACATTTTAGAGAGGCTATTATCAGATACCTTATGGATTTATACAGCAATCCTTGGTTCAATCGCAGGCGCAGGATTCTTGTTTTGGTTTAAAGATACAAGAATGGCAACTTGGGCGGTAGCAAAATTTGACGGTATTTTAGAATATCTTGTAATTCGTTGGGGTTGGACTTGGTTACAAAATGACCCTGAGGCTTGGAGAAAAAAGTATCCTCGTATTACTGGAAAAATTGATGAGCTTGAAGATAGAATAGAAATTCTTGAAGTAGATTCACATCCTCCTGTTGCTCCTGGTGGAACAACTGAGCTTAAATCGTTGATTGATGATATCAATAAAAGATTAGATAATCTTGAAAAGAAAAAGTAATGGAACTAACCGATGCAGCAATATCTAAAGCAATTGAAAAAACGTCAGGATCGCAACCTAGCTATATTAGGTTGGGTGTCACTGCTGGTGGGTGTGTTGGGTTTGAGTATATTATTGAATATGCTAATAAAATTAATAATGATGATATTGTAACTGATTACGGAAAGTTTAAGATAGTCATAGATAAGTTGTCCGAGTCGTATCTTAAAGATGCAACATTGGATTGGATGAAGGAAGGATTGAACGAATCGTTTAGAATTATCAATCCAAACGAAACCGCTTCTTGCGGTTGTGGAGTATCAATAGGATTTTAAAATGGAATTTATATTATTAGCAATTATGCTAACTTCTGTGACCTACTGTGTGGTAAGCTTGCTATTCATTAGGGAAGGAAGTAAAGGTATCACTAAACCTTACGTAACTAAAGACGGTAAGAAACATACCGCTCGGAAGTCTCGTATAGATTATATAGTGTAAAATAAAAAAGGAGAAAAATATGTTAGATTTTATTAAAGATAGATTAGTCGAAAGAACTTCATTAGACGGTGGCGTACTAATCGCAATATGCGGGTCTATAATTTTATTCGGTGGTATTGTAAAACTTGCAGCCTGGGTTGGTCTAGGTTGGGGAGTATATACTTTAGTTAAAGGCGAAAAATAATGGAAGAAGAACTTAAAGCAAGCGGACATCATCCTGCTGATACAAATGGAGACGGTAAAGTTTCCAAAGTCGAAGAGGCAATGTATTTAGAGTTTAAGAGAAAAGAACTCGAAGACCAGGATGCAATGAGAGATGCACAACGTAGTATGGCATGGTTCTCATTATATGGAATGTTAGCATATCCTGTTTTAGTAATCGGATCCAATGTGGTCGGTTATGAAAAGGCAGCTGATATCTTGGGCGATATGGCAGGAGTATATTTTATTGCTGTTGCTGGTATTGTTGCTGCATTCTTTGGTGCACAAGCTTGGACTAAAAAGTAAAGGAAGGGGCGCAATGCCCCTTTTATTATTTCTCTACTGAATGTAGAGTTTCTATTTTGACGGTGTCATGATAATCACCATCGGAAAAATCTCTAATAGCGGTTTCTTTATATAAGTAACCATCTTTAACTCTATAAGAAACAACTTCTTTTCTAAATACACCTTCCATTTTACTTAACGAAGTTTTAAACGGTCCTTCGTTATATACATCAAATGGTTTGGTTGCTTCGTCAATCATCTTTTTCTTAAGAGGTGTTAATACCTCAACATTGTGTCCTTTATAATTCATAATTTATTCCTCTTCAGGGGGTTGTTGGTCTGGGTGAGTACCCTCTAACCATTGTAATCTTTCTGGGTCGTCTTCAGGTTCAAATTCTCCATCAACTCCTTCCTCACCAGGGATTGGTGTTGATGTTGTTAATCTAAGACCAGAATTACCAAGTTCGTTTTCTTGTATTGCATGAGCAGGAACAATAGTTGTGTTAGCTTCGCCTGGTACAATTTCACCTGCCATATCTCCATCTCGTGCTCGAGCCATTCGAGCATTCTGAATCCAATCAGGATTGTTTGTTACTGTATCATTATAAACAGTTGCTATATGGTCAAAGAATGCTGTACCTGGTCCTAGTGTTTGAAAATCCCAAGTTAGGTAATTTACTTCGTCCCAAAATGCTTCTCTTGCTGCATGATATTCATCAGCATACATATATGATTTACTTCCCGCTTGGTTGCGACCAATTAGTATCATTGTTCCAACGAAGTGAGTACCTTCTACAAATCCTGAAGACATTGTTAATGCATAACCATCTTCTGAACATACAAAAACAACTCCGCCTGCATCAGCTGAATTTAAATGAGATTGAAATTGTGTACGAATATATTCACGCTTTGCTTCATTGTCACCAGCAGCGACAGGTGTGCCTTCCCAAGGATAGCTTCCATTATTTAAGTTATCAATACAATCATCAAACATTCGGTTGAAGTCTGTATCGTTAATCTCTGTTATTAAATCAAATCTTATTGCCATTATATAATCCTATTGTGGTGTTTCAGGTGAAAGTACTGCTCCGTTTGAATAAGGAGCTGTACCAAAAACATAACTGTTTCCCCAAATCCAACTTGTCCTATTGTTGTTATAGTCTCTGTTCCAACTTGCGTTCGCGGTGTATAAAGTATATGAACCGTCGGTATATCGGTTAAACCAATTCCTTGGTAAAATACCTCTCATATAAATTACTTGAGAATAGTTTTGCTGATTTTTAAATGTTGTCCAAACTCGATAAAACGCAAGTATTGTTGCTCCTCGGTAATTTGTTGGATTGATTGAACCCATCGCAGGAACAATCTCTCCGGTTGAATAACCATAGTTACGAATAAAGTTGGTGCCGATGAGAGCCTGACCACATACTAGATGCCAACCTCTATGTGTATTATAGAAGTCTGCCATATCAATTGTTCCGCTTGTAGGAACTGTTGTGTTATGTCCTGAACCGTAACTATGAACTCTCGTCGCATTAACACCGCCTCTATAGTATTCGGCCATGTCCGGACTACCACTCGCACCAAACTGGTTACGAATGTCATTCAAAGAAATTGTACCTGAACCTTGTAATCTACTCAATTGAATATACCTCTTTTGATATATTTATCAATCAACGAGCAATTGGATTATTCCATTCTCCCAATTTTCTACAACGTCTCTTGCGTAAGATTCACTTTTACCAGGAAGCTTCCTTGATTCTACTACTTGACCATTTTCCAATAAGTCCACAATATACATTGTATCTGGACCTCTTGAGCCTGATTCATTATTACCCGTTACGGCTTCCCTACGAATATGTGCTTGTCGAGTTTTACTCACTTTCTTTCTCCAATTCAGATTTTAAAACAGGTACACCATGATGTGTATACCCTATTACTTCATCTTTTTCAAATAGGTTATAAAAACTTACACCTATAATTCCAATCCATAAAACAACTCCACTCCATAATAAAAGCTTTGTTGATTCATATGCTAATTTATCCAAAAACGACATTTGCTTTTCCAAGTTTATTACGTCTTTCCAATTCAATTTTGATTTTTCTTTTATCTCTTTTCTTTGTACTCGAAGCATTATACTTTTCTATTAAAGCCCCATTAGAATATACTTTAATATAATCATGAGTATATTCAAATGAAGGCCTTGCGGCTCCTCTTACAATCTTTCTTGCGCTTTGTCCTAATTTAACTGGCATCTATTCTCCTTACTGCTTCAATAATCCTATCCGCACAGGGATCATTGAGATAACCATAAATTCCTGGGTCGGCTTGGTCATAGTCATCTAATATTTTTAATACTTCTTCGTAGGGCGGATCCTCGAAGTCTCCATCTTTGTTTATTATCGCAAGCTCCCAAAGTCCTTTCTTATAACCATAAGAACCTGGAAATTTAACTAATGAAATTATATATCCATTCTCAAAGTTAAATTCTTTACGTACCCCACCATACCAAGATTGTGATTTAGGCCACTTCGCCACTTGCTGCTCCTGAAGGATAACCTTCCTCCCATGATATAACTGTATTTAACCTAAAAGATCTCCACGCTTCTTTATCAATTGCCCATGCGGCAACATGATCTGAATCTGCGCTAAAATCTTTAATGATTGTTTTTACAGAATGTTCTTCAAGTACATCTGGGTTCAATGTACATGGCATAATACGAATCTCTTCAGTATTAATCTTTTTAAATACAACCGTCACAACACCTTTCTTTAAAGCGTTAATCAAATTTTGTGTTTCTGTTTTTTCCATCATATACTCCTGTTGGCGCCCCCGAAAGGAATCGAACCTCTAGTTGTCGGTTCGTAGCCGACTGTTTTATCCGTTAAACTACGAGGGCTCATAATAAATTAGACCACCACTGCATCCACCATTGACCGTGATCTCTTACGATACCAATAGCCAATATAACAAACGCAGCTCCATTCAAAAGAATAAGTGCTCGGTCTTCCCAAAGCAAACTTACCCATAACCATAAACCTATTCCAAAAAAGCTAAAATATAAATCAAGCAAATGGAACTCTGACCCTGCTGACCTAAAAATAATTGCTGATAATACTAAAACGGATGCTACCCACTTTACGTACCAATCAATTTTTCTTTCACCTTTTTCAGAACGAATCATTAACCTATCTCAACTTCTTCAATAATATTTTCTGTTGGCATATCAACAATATATCCATCAAGTCTACGGACGTATGTTCGTCCGCCTTCTACTTTTTCAATTGTTCCAGCAACTTCGAGTGTTTGTTCTTCATGCAACTCGTGTGCATACGTTATTTTCTTTTTCATAATTCCTTTAACCTCTCCCAGGTGTCTTGCCAAGATTCAACAGGATGGTTCCATCCCATCTTACCTAAGTCAATTACTAATGCAAGTGGATAATCATTTCCACCATAAGCCATTCTATCTCCGAAGAAATGAATAAACTCATATTCTTTATTTAGGATTTTAGCCACTTGTGACTTATCATTACCTCTAGGAATAATATCAATACTTATCTGTCCACCGATACTTGCGTGTACTGCTGGATATAGACGATTAATATCTTCTACGATTTGATGTCTTTCCTTATTCCTTGAATCCCAATCATAATATTGTTGTCTTTGTTGTTCATTTGCATTACGACCAACGACAGAGAAATTAATCATACCTGTTCTAATCTCTAAATGATCTCCTGCCTTAATTGGATATTTGCTTCTATGAACAAACTGAGTTAAGTAATGTTTAAATTCATAATCAGGAGTATAGTCATTTTTACTAACACGCCTATTCTTCTCCCAATACTCGTTTCCATTGCAGTGCCAGACTCCCTTGACAGACTCGTATAAATTTGGACCTATTTGTTCAAAGGTCTTTTGTCTGTCGGATCCAGTGACGAAATAGACGTCATTGTTTTTCGCAAATTCAATCATATAGGATTCAAATTCAGAGTCAATAGGTTTCCGTGAATCTGTCAATGTTCCGTCTACATCAAATACAAATACTTCTTTCATAACGTTTCCAATATGGTGCCGGATGCAAGAATCGAACTCGCGACCTTCTCATTACAAGTGAGCTGCTCTACCTGCTGAGCTAATCCGGCAGTTGTTCCTCAACAAGTTTCTTTACTTGTTCAAATTTATACCACAGACCACTATACATTGTTTCTCTACCGTCAGGCCAATTCACAATGTACCTTTTATAACCGTAAGGTCGTTCAGAAAAGATTCTGATATCACCGTATGATTCTTCTAACAATCTCATATGTACGTTTCAATTACAGGCTTTGGCATTTTATTAAATACATAGTCAGCGTAATCCTTATACATTCGCAGCATCACTTCGTTTTCTTGTGCTGCTGACTGTAGCCTACGACTATTATTCTTTCCTCTTGTCCAAACTGAATGGTCGTCTGAATATTCATAATACCAATCATGACTTTGTAGTTCTTTAAAGTATTCTACTAAGTTCATTGTTTATTCCCTTATGTTTAGTATAACCACGGCTTGCTGCCTTCTTACGATCTTTGTGCGTAGCAGGCTTATTGAACTTATTACAGTTCTTCGCTACTGGATTTGATTTGTTCCTTTCCATTTTTTCTAAACCTTTTGTTATAACCTTTCTTAATACTTTTAGTAACGCCTGATTTAGTCAAGTATATATACCACTTGCGACATTTAGTTAGAGCATCGTATTCTGCTCCGCCTTTTAGAGGTATTCTTTCTTTCTTCTTAGACATTACCTTTTATCTAAACCTTTGTATAAAAACATATTTATTATAACATACTTTATTAAGAATGTCAATCTTTAGTCCCATAGGGATTCAAAATATTTGCCAAATAAACGAAAGCCATTACTTATTCGTTCTTGTTCTATACGAAATGAGTCGTCAAACGGATTGTATCGCATAAACACTTCCTCTAGATTTACCTTACAATCAAATGCATATATCATTTCGTCTAAAATCCAATTCCACCTTTGTTCGTATTGGCCCCAAAATAATTCGTCTTGCTCTTTACTGCTAAAAAAATCACGCTGAATTGCTTCGTTGTCAGGGGTTCCTTGTTTAGGCAGATGTGGAACATCTTCATCGTCAACTATGGGTGAACCGTGTGTAGTCTCTTTTAGCTGTTTGAGCATAGGTAAAATAATAGGAGCAAGTGTATGGTCTATGGACCAAGTATCAAAGTCGTCTATACGAACATTAATTGTCTGGTCGCCATCAACGTTGTAATTAGATATTTCGACTTTCATATATTTCTAAACCTTTTTTAATTGCATCCAATAAAGCAGATTGAAGTAGTGCTGTAAGGACTTCATTGTCCATATCAATCTGCAGTGTTGCACTACCATCTTCGTGTTCCGTTACTTCTGTTACTACAATATCCATCAGTAGTGTTCTATTCCTAAATGTTCGCCTTCACTAAAATGATAGCCCATTGATATCATAAATTTTTCTAATACTTCAATCATATCATCTTTGCTCAAATCTTTTTCCATTACGTCAATGGTGATTCGTGTATTAGTTGAACTTTTATCTTCGTATGGATTGCATATCAATTGAATATAAGGTTTCTCTTCTGCGGGTTTATGATCCCAAGTCATTATTATTATCCTGTATAGTTAATGTTACTGGGCAGACCAGCACGGAGTTGAACCGCAATTTTCAGTTTTGGAGACTGACGTAATACCATTATACCACTGACCTATAAATTTGGCACGCCCACCAGGACTCGAACCTGGAACCTACAACTTAGAAGGCTGTTGCTCTATCCAATTGAGCTATGAGCGCATTTCCAAATACTAACTCTGTTCAAACTCATTCATATATTCAATCATGAGTTTCTTCTGTAACCTTCGAGCCTCTTTTTCCCAAGGCTGTTCCCAATACGCAGTTTCGGTGTGGTCCTTACCTTTCCAATACTGTAAATTTTCTGTAAGCTCCTTACGAGCAAACTGTTTCACATGAACTAATTCATGAGCTAATGTCGACATCCAATTCCCATACAATGCGACATCAATAATAAAATTTCTCGGATCCACCGACTCGCAAAGTCCTTCACTGTGGGAGTTGTCTAAAAAGAGCTTGTGATGGAACTTAATATGAATGTTGGTACGGAGTCGATTTATACCAAGTTCTTTTGTAAAGAACTTGACTGCCATCAAGGCCTGTGCCTGTAAATTCATATCTAACTGCCCGTCGCGAGGACCCGAGAAACAAACTTGCATATTTTATAATCCAAAAATTAAAAATAATATTAATAGAGAGAACAGCAAAAATGTGTTTTCCCAAACTGTCTCCGCAAGCCATAAACAAATCTTAATGACTGCGAAGAAACAAATGGCTACTACGAGAGCAGCCGCAAAAAACCAGATTAGTTCCACTCTGGGTCGAACCCTCCTTCGTTATACGTTGGAGTCAATCCTAGCTCAATGGCTGGGTCAAACTTGTCGTCAGAATATAACGCAAAGTCTTTCATTTTCGCAAGCTTAGCAGCAGCACGTTCGTTCTTAGCGTTTTCTCGTGCTTCGGCAGTTGCCATTTCCTTTTGGTACTTTACCTTTTCCTTTTCTAGGAATTTCTTAATTTGTTCAAATGTCATTGACTTACTCATTACGCAGCCTCCATTTCATTTTCAAAGTATTCATTAACATAAGCAGATACAATCTTTGAAGTACCACCGATATGCCATCTGTATTCTTTGTTAGACATTGCTTCATAACCACCGTCGTAATCTTTCCAATTGTAAATTGTAAAAGGACGGATAGCATTGTGGTCAAAATCTTCGATATTCATTTCCCACTCAATATCGACCTTACCGTCACCAGAGGTTTCAGTACATTGTGGATGACCAAAGACCTTGACTAGGTCTGCGTAAGATGCCTCAATATAGCCTTGAAGCGAGGTGGACACGAATGTTGTCCTTGGTTTGATTTCATAATTCATAACAACTCCCATTGTTTTCAAATTTCAGATTATATTATACTCTATTTGGGCTATCTTGTCAATAGCTAGACTGAAAAAAGTTCTATAATTTTTAGGAATATCCATAGAACTTTTAGTTATATCAGACACCATGCGTCATATGTTCGTATGCATCAGGACAGGTATTGATGTCTTCTCCGCAACCACAGGTATTATCCTCGTCAATATCTGGAGCTCCAACCAGAGACCTTATTTGTGCCTCTGTATACCTTTGTTCTCCATCTCTGATTGACTGTTCAGCCAACAATTTAATATATTCATTTTTCATAATTTAACTCCTTTTCCGATTTCATATACAACTATTCTATACTATCTCATAACGAATGTCAATAGCCAATATGAAAAAATTTGATTTTTTTCTCCTTATACAATATATAGATACCAGACGATAGTGAAATTAACTATTGACATTCACAATGAAACCTGTTAGAATGGTATCATAATGAATTGCTGGAGAGGGTGGTAAGGCGCGAACTCGTAGAGAAGGTGCAGCCCTGAAAGCAATTAACTATTGACATTGACCTTCAACTGTGGTATAATGGCAATTGATGATGGAGACAATATAGTGGCAACGAACACTGAACAATTTAGAATACTTACGGCACGACAGCATGTTCGTGAACGTATCGGTATGTACATGGGTTCAAGTTCTCAGGAAGACATCGAAAGATTTGTTCTTGGAGAATGGAAGAAAGCAAAGTATGTACCTGCACTATCAAAGATGGTTGACGAAATTCTTGATAATGCAATTGACGAAGCAATTCGTACTAATTTTAAATACGCAAATAAAATCAATGTAAGCATTCGCGGTAATTCTATTACAGTGACAGATAACGGTCGCGGTATTCCTCAAGATAAAATATTTGACGAAACAAGTAAAGAAGAACTTTTACGACCTGTTGCTGCATGGACAAGAGTTAATGCAGGTACCTCATTTGATGATGAACGAGTTACGATTGGAACTAACGGTGTCGGCTCTGCTGCTACGAACTTCCTATCGGAATCTTTCTCAGGTAAAACTTGGTCTAATAAAAAATACATACAAGTTGATTGTAAAGATGGTGCTGATACATTAAAAATTAAAACAGGCGATAGAGCAGGTCATGGTACCGAAGTAACCTTTACTCCTGACTTTAGTTTATTTGAGGTTGATAGTTTAGAAGAACTTGATACGATTACATTAATTGAAGATCGTCTTATCAGTTTACAAATGGCTTTCCCAGAAATCCAATTTAGCTTTGATAAGAAAAGAGTTAAAGTAAAAGACATTAAACAGTATGCTGCTTTATTCAGTGATACTACAATTCTTGAGAAGACTGATAATCTGTCATACTTTATTGCACCTTCAGAGGATGGATTTAGAACGAATAGTTTTATAAATGGTGTTAACACAAGACAAGGTGGTACTTATGTAGATGTCTTTATGAACGCTATTATAGATGAACTCGTTGTTAAAATTAAAAGACGTCATAAAGTCGAAGTATTAAAAACTACAATTAAGAGTGGTTTAACCTTTGTGATGTTTGCTAGGAACTTTACGAATCCTAAATTTGATTCTCAAACAAAAGAAAGGTTAACGAATCCTTGGGGAGAAATCAAATCCCACATGGAATCTTGCGGTGTTCGTGATGGTGCTTGGCTTGCTCAAAAGATTTTAAATACACCTGATATTATTGACCCAATTATTGAGGCGCAGTTAGCAAAGAAACTTGCTGCAGATAAAAGAGCTGCTACATTGGCTCAAAAGAAACTCCGTAAGGTTAAGGTTGCTAAACATATATCAGCAAATAAAGATGATGCAACATTAAAGATTGTGGAAGGTGATTCTGCGATGGGATTCTTATTAAAGGTTCGCGACCCTGATAAGGTTGGAGCATTTCCACTCCGTGGTGTTATTATGAATACCTGGGATATGAAACCTGCTGAGGTATTAAAGAACAAAGAACTATCTGAATTGGTTGCTGTATTAGGATTGGATATTAACGATCCTAATTCTGTAGACAATATGTCTTATCAACATATCGCAACATTAACTGATGCTGACCATGATGGTATTGGACATATCAGTCCATTGCTGATTGCGTTCTTTTACAAATTTTGGCCTCGTCTGTTAACTGAACAGAGAGTAATGATTAC